TACGTTTGTTACATGGGTCTTAGCACTAGCAAGAAGCATACCACGATAGAACTCCATTAAACCTCTGGCACCCTTCTTTAACCAAGTCTCTTTACCAATCTGTGCTAAACGTACAGACTCAAGTGGTCCTTTACCCATACCCAATACTTCAGCAAGTAATTGAGTCTTCTTTGTGTCCATACCAGAGTCTTCTAATGCTTTATAGAAGTCCTTTACTTCATCAGTATCCACTTTCCTTTGGTTCATGTTAGGAACCTTGATACGTTGGGCTGTAGTGGCTCTAGCGGCTGTTCTACGTACCTCGCCAAAGACTCTCAGGGCATCCTCTGTTTCCACAAGTAGATTGTGAAACCTTGCTCTTAGAACAGCATTGTTATCTGGGTTATTCATTATTTGCTTACGGAGACTCTGTAATTCTGATCCGTACTGGCTAATAACACCTCTGTACGCAAGTATCCTGGCTTCTAATCCTGCGATGTCGTTGAGGTCTTTCATCATGAGTTCCATCAAGACATCTTTTTCTAAACCAAGTTGATTAGCAGTATCCTCTGTTAGATTGGATATACGTTGGCCTTGAATAGTATCAGCTAAAGATAATCCTTGTTTCTCTATTTCAGCAAAGGTTTTTGGGCCTTTTGGTACATCTAACCCCTCAACCTTACGACTCATTTCTTTACGAATCAGAGTCTCAAACATATTGATTGCTTCAGCGGCTCCTTCGTCCTCTAGGTACTTTGTATTGAATACTCGGTATCCTGTAGGATTGACATCACGGAAGTCTCCACGGACTAGGGTCTCAACAATTCTCTTGGCAGCATCTGGACTTGCAAAGATTGTAGGATCTTCTAGTTTAGCATTGAGAACCTTAGTAGCAGGTGATTTACCTGTGTACTCAGGGTTACCTGTTGCTAGTTCCTTCTTGGTAACTTTGTTAGACTTAATAGAAGCAACTTCCTCTGCCTCTATTTTTGCTATTTCATCTAATGGTTTCTTGAGTAACTGGCTTTTTAAGATGTTCCTACGTGCTCTCCACAGTTTAAACACAGCACCAAAAGTAGCATCAAGAGCAATAGACTCAAGTGCCATCTTAAACCGTTCCTCTGCCTCATTATTACTGTCATCTGCTTGTAACCACTCAAAGAAAGGTGCGGCTACCTCGTATGGTGTGTCTTGAATAATCTCATTAATTAAATTAGCTGTACGTTCTTCGTATGGATTGAAGGATATTTGAGACCCTACAGCCCCAGGTGCAACATAGGCAAGTGCTCCTGTCCCACCTGTGAATGGTTTAGTAATTGTAGACCCCATCTGAATACCACGTATTACCTTACCCATGGTTCTAGTGAATTCAAATGTGGCTGTACCTTCGTTTGCTATTTGTGGAAGATAGCTAATCTTTTGTTCTTCTTTAAGTTTGTCAAACTCATCCCCTTCCATGAGAAACATGTAGGGTCTTGTTTTATCATAGTTCTTTAACCCTGGAATATTAAAGATGACTTTTGTTTTGTCTAACGAGTCAGGCTGAAAGTCTTCTACACTGGTTATAATGTTCTCCCCCACATCAAATAGAAAACCTTGTAGACCCCCTTTTACAGCTTCTGTTGCAATAGTATCTGCTTCGGTAGGCTCTATTTCATTTATGTCAAACTTTAGTTCTTGTGCTGAAGGAGGTTCGATCCCTGCTTCCTTTAGTTTTGTGTAAAGGTCTTGCTCTGATCTACTTGTAGCTTCGGCTATACTGTAACGTGTGTTGTTTTCTTCGTGTTGTGCTAGTAATCCGTTAAAGTCCCACTTCATTCAGATTCCTTTTCTTTATCAAGGTTTTGTAATTCAACAATGTCATCATTTAACAATTGTAAATATTCGTCTATATCAGCTTGATCTTCGGCTGGCAACTCAGACCAACTACCAATATCAAGACCCTCAAAATGTTTTTCCAAATGAGCTTCAAGAGGATTATCAAAGAAAGTCCTGTCATTTTTCATATCTCTTTGAAGTCTAAGAAAACGAGTCATGAGCTTTCTACCATCCAACTTTTTACCAGTGGGTCTTTGTTTGTTATAGACTGCTTCGTACAAGTTGTCTTGAAGATTATTTGCTCTCCTCATTATACTAATAGGATCTTTTTTACCTACAAAATCATCCATAACCTGAGTCAACTTTGAGGCAGTATCGTTGTAAATGCCTCCAAGTGTGTTTAAATCAGTTGAATTCCAGTCTGGTTGTAGTAGTTCTTGAAATAAGCCTCTTTGATCCTGGTTAAACTCAAGAAACGGGATATTACCATCTTTCATTGTGGCAATATTCCTGTAGTTTGTAGCTAAATGTTGTCTTATTTTAGCTAGACCATCACTAAGAATAGGAAAGAACTTTGCTGGCAACTTCAGATTACCTGCTTGATTTGGGTCAAGGTTTAGACTCTTTATAAAATCATTCATCTTTTGAGTACCTAAGTTCTTTAAGGTAGACTCAAAGTCAGACATTCTTTCTTTGTACTCAGGTATACTAGAGATAGGAGTTATTTGTTGGTCTGTTGCTACTAAATAGTTGACATACTGAGGGTCCAACTGCTTGCCGCTATTCAACAACTCTAGTATCATAGCAGATTTACCTTTGTTCTGGAGTGTCTGGAGGAACGAGTTAGTTCTAGTGTCTCCAAATGTAATAGTTTCGTCTTTTACCTTTTGATTTTTGAAATCTTCTTCGTACTTGGCAGCACTCTCTGCTTCTTTAGTAAACCCTTGTGCATTCATATTTGATATCCACTGGTTCATCTTTTGTTCAAAACCTTCTTGACCTCTGTTATTTCTCAGTTCCCCAAGTTTTGTATATTCACCCCAAAGGGTTTGTTCTTTCTGTCTTTTTTTTCGTTCCCAAGCTCGTGCTTCATCTTGATCATTTTTAGCATCAATTTGATCACTAACCCTCATTATTAAGTTCTGACCTGCGGCTGTTTGTCCGTAGTTAGATCCTCCATGGGTCTTAATCTCGTACATAAAGTCAAGAAAGTCTTTGTCACGATACAACAAAGCCTGAGTAGCTATTTGGTCACCTACCATCTTATTGAGTTTACCCATGTCATGGAACCCTTGTTCCCTTGCATCCTCAATAAACGTGTTTAACTCACGTTTTAGCTTGAAACCTAAGTTAGCTTTTGACTTTTCTGCCTCAAGAGCTATGAGTTGTTCTTCTAAAAACTTTTGTTTCTGTTGATTTAAAGTTAGTTCTTTCATGAATTTCTTGGGTAAGTTTTGTCTACTCTTGGTCCTTTTGTAGTAAGATTAAGTTTTTTAGCCATTTGTTTCCACCCTTCTTTATATCCTAATCTTTTAGCAAAGGCATCTGCTCCTTCTCCCTCTTTAGGAGCAACTTTAGTAGTTTCTTTTGGTTTGCTCTTTACTTTAGGCTTCTTTTTCTCACTTAACTTATCCCACGACTCAAGAAAGTTACGACCATACTCTGAACTCTCAAAATACTTACGTGTAGCAGGTGTAATATTTTTATCTTTGAGTGCCTTGAGCATCTGCTCTTGGTTTTTACCAAATTTAAAGTTACTAGATTCTTGATTACGTAACTCTTCTCCTAAAGGGGTATCACTCTTTAACAAATCAGCATACACACCATCAGAGTAGCTTTTAAATATACCAAATAACTCGCCATTCTTCTGGTACTCAGCTTGTTCTCTATAGTCTTCTGCAAGTCTACCTGTGTGCATCTGCTGTAACTGTCTACGAATACCCATCTGTCCAGGTACAAAATGCTCTACTAGAACACTATCATGTATAGTCTCAAAGTTATTAGCAAAATAAGAATCGAAGTTATCTAAGAATTCATCAAACGATTCACTTGAGACATCATTTTTACTCTTCCAGTCTTCATATTCAAGAAAAAGATCCTGATTGTATTTACCCAAGAGATTCTTAGTGTACGCAATGCTGACACCTTCTCTAAAATAAGGAGACTGGGATTCTGTAATATACCCCATTTTAATAGCATTACGCATTTTAGCACGTTGCTCTGGCGTAGCATTCATAAAATGTGCTATACCAGCGTCCCTCTCAGCTTGTGCAAACTCTTCTACCTTCTGTCCCATAGCTTGAGCTAGAGGTTTAGAAATAGAACTTAGAAAATCAGCAACTACTTTTTGGTCTTTACCAGCTTCAACATCAGGTCTAGCACCACGATAGTAAGCACTTGAGTTTGTAACTCTCCCTCTTCTGTATATCTGTGGTGACTGAGGTTCTCTCCCACTTTTAGCTTGTGCTAGTATTTGTTGTTGTTTACTCATTAGAAGCCCCCTACAATTCTTTGTCTACCACCTTGACTATACAATCTAGTACCAGTTTTACCTACATTTAACTTTTTACTATAGGTTCTTGAAGGAGTAGTAGGGGTATCAGCATCTGGAGTCTTATTAAAAGACTTACCCATGGACCAACCTTGTGCTCCTGCACCTATGTAACCTAACATACGTTCAGAACTACTTAATCCTGGGTCTCTCTGCATTGAATTAATTTGACCCATAGCACTATACCTACGTGCAATTTTGTCATGCTGAAGTGCTTTACGTTCTCCTTTTAGGTTAGTAATACCACGTTGAAACTGTTCATCTAGGTCATACCATCTGTTTGCCATATCTCTACGTAATATATGAAGTGCTCTACTTGGAGAAGCACCACTAGCACCAGACTCAAGGTTAGCCATTTTCAATGATGCACTAGCTTCTTGGCTTTGAATAAGCATGTCAATTTTAGCATCAGCGGCATCCTCTGCATTCTGATAGGCTTGCTTTTGTATAGCAATCTCTTCACCCCAGAATGCCTCCATGTCTTTGGTATACGCTTCATTCTGTAGTGCTTGGTTTGCAGAAAAGGCATCATTAGTAGCTTGAGCACTAGCCATAGCCGATTGTTGACTTTGGTATGCCTGTATTACCATCAATGCCGCCATTGGTCCTGCTACTGGATCACACATTATTTGCCTTTACAAATTCATAGAATGGTTTTTGTTCATAGCCATAGTTATCTACTAACTTAGTAAAAGTAAAACCAAGGCTTTTTATCCATTTGATAGCCTGAGTATTCCGTTGGTCTACATAGTTAAATAATACGTCATACTCGTCCATAAATGTATCTATATGCTCTTTTGCATGTTTATGAAATTCAAACTTATGTTCTGTCAACTTGTCAGACCCAAGTAACCAAGGTGACCCCACACCATCACGTATCTTTGATATACCAAACATACCCACAACCTTATCATCTAGTATTATTGTATAACAATGTAAGTGAGATGTCAAGTAGGCTCTAATTAATGCTTGAGAAGGATTACGTCCTCCAGAAGCAAATACTTCTTGTACATCTTGTTGTCTTAAAGTTTTAGCTAATTCATAGCAATCATTACGCTTTGACGATCTAATGTAATAACTCATATTCTTTTGTTTCTCAGGACTTGGAATGCCTCAAAGTCAGCCGACTGTAGAGCCACAGGTAACCATGAGTCTGACTGTACAGTAATCTTGACATCCTTACTATTGACATACACTGGAACTCTGAACACCCCTGTGTCTAATTCTTGCTTACCAAGAAACAGAGACCCGATCTTTCGTCCTGTAAAGGTTTTATTAAATATACGTCTAAGTCTATTGTCATAGGGTTTAGGTGAAACTTCCACCTCAAAGAATCCAGTACGATCATAGGAAATCTCAAAGTTCCTCATCTGGAGTCTTCCTGAGTTAATAGATTCTTCACCAGATTTTACAAATTGTTCTGAGAACTCGTATCTAAAATCATAAGGTATCCCCACGAATACCACTGGGTGATTGTTTCCTCTTGATTGTGAGTACGTTGTCCCTTCTTTTAATACACCTGCTACTTGTTCTTCTTTAAGTATTTCACCAGTTTCACAAACATATAAAACATCTCTCTCCTCAAAGATTACTGAAGTGTTATGTGGTAACGGACCACCTTGGTCAATTGAGGCTTCTGAAGCAATACTCGGAGTAAACTCAATCTCAACTGTAGTCCCTATTTTATCTGAAACATCTGTTACAGTATATGTATTGTTTCTATCGTGGGCTAGAGTAAACTTCTGTCCAACTCTGGGTTTCTCTTCTATGTTATCTAGGTTAATTCTTTTACCCCATTGATCTAAGTATTCATTTGTTTTAGTATCCAAGACCCCTTTTGCCTTCGTGTCATCAAATACAGCTTTGATAGTACCTGACCCAGCATTAGCTATTACGTGGGGTGTACCTTCTTGTACCTTTGCTACTTGAAAAGTATTGTCAGTTTTATTGACTATATAATATTTTGTGTCAGCTTTGATTTCCCCAGGTAACGTAGTGGTACTTGTAAAGTGAACTCTGTAGTCATTCTGAAATCCATGTGCTGTTGAAGTAAAAACATTATTAGCTACATCAATAGAAGATATTGTTTTCTCAACTGCTTGTCCTACTTTATCATGATTGATGTCATTGTAGTAGCTGGACAATGCTGGAGGATCAGCACTAACTTCATCCCACTCAAGTTTAACTCTTCGATCTAGCCTTACTCCAATCTTGTCGTCCATTGTGTTTGTAGCAACATCAACAGACAGGTTTAACTTCTCTAAATAGATTTTGTTATTCCTTCTAAACAAGAGGTACGCAACAGAACCTATGAACTCCATGTCAATAATCTCAGCATCAAATATCCACTTAGACCATGATGACTGGAGTTTCTCTTGGTCAGAGTAGTAGTATTTGTATACTATAAGTTCTTTCCTTTTTAAACTATCAGAATTATTAGAGTCATCTGCAAGTACACATAGTAGTTCTTCGTTTGAAGATACAGCCATTTTCTTAACCACACCTTCAATATAGTCAGGTACATGTGATGTCACCTCATTGGCATCATTGGTTTCTGATGCAACATCAATCATGTACTCACGTATACCTGAGAAAGCCCCACGTTGAAATGGGAAGAATATAGTCTTACCCGCAGGTACTGGTTTTGCTTCCGTTGAGGTCTCAAAGTTTGTAGCAACAGCAACAGAGACAGAGGTAGGAGTGAGAAACTCATCTGACGATAGTTTAAACTGTTGCAGGTCAGAGAACAATAGCAAACTCTCTTGAAATGGTATAGCTGATTTCAATATAGCTACTTGGTTGTTAGATACAGCCACATCAACAACACTGGTGTCAAGAACAGAAAGTACAGTATTAGCAAAGAAATTAAAGTAATTAGCGGCTTCAGATAGTATAACATTTTCATCCGAAATAAACCCAAGTCTATTCCTATGAAAGAATATATCGTTAATCGTATATAGTCCATTAGGATGCAAGTCTTCATCATAGTCAGCAAACGAAGGGAAAGGGTTTGTTACATCATCTCCCACAGTTCTACCTGGGTACTCAATTAACTTTAGTATAAAGTAGATTTTATCGTTGGTGTCGAATGCCTTGTATAACTGTACTGGCATTGTAGTTTCATCGATTTGATCTCTTGCCCTCTTGTCTGAGATTTGGGAATACTTAGGTCTAAAGGTTTCTTTCCAAACACTACCATTCCAACTAACATAGTAATCATCCTGGCCTGTGGATTTATCTCCTGAAATCTTAGCTACAAACCCAGGTTCAACTTTAGACCCTGGAAGTTTACCAAAAGCAGGTACTTCGTCAGCACCATTAATTGCCACCATATTAGCATCTCCTTTACCATCAGACGCTTCTATGTCAAAAGGGTATGAGTTTGTTTCATCATAGTCAGCAGAAATATATATTATACTTTCGCCGTGGACATAGCTAGTAGTCCAGCTAGTTGCTGATCCTTTTCCACTAGGTGGTAAGTAATCATTAATATTCTTTAACCCTGCGTTATCTTGTGTTACTAAAAGAGTGCTACCTCCAGCAGTAGTTAGGTTTATAGCAGTTCCACCCTCTGTTAACGCTAGCTTAAATTTACCAGCAGTTTTATTTACAACATAATAAGTTTCAAAATCTTCTAAGGGAGCAGGTAGACCATCTGATGAGTGAACTATAACCTTATCACCATCAGCAAATGTTGTACCTACAATATTAATAAAGTCGTCATTTGGGGTAACACTATCAACAACTTCTTGTTTTGTAGATATAGAAGTCCAATCACCAAATTCGTTAGTTGAATGGTTCCAATGCCTATATCTAGTTTTAACTACACCTTTATCTCTTACACCTGTTTGACCTACGTATTCTGGGCTTCCATCTGCATTTATATGTGAGATTATGATAGGATCGTTATTACTTGTCTCTTGAATTAAATAAACTTTATCTGTGTTATCAGCACCAAAAAACAATGACTCTGCAATATTATTTACTACTACAGCCGCTTGGTTGTTGATAGAAGCTGAGTTAGCGGCCGCAGTACTACCACCTTGAGTCTTACTTTCGGTGTTATTTTGTGGAGTATCGTATTCTACTTCATACTGAAACAAGTAAGCATCATGATCTATTTCTCCTGCTTTCTCATGTCCAGCGGGATAGACATCAAACTGTGTAACAAGAATTTTATAATGCCCATCATAGTCACCAATCTTAACAAAAGCCATAGACTCATATTGACGATTACTATGAGTAGTGTTCTTCTTCTTTACTCTCTGGGTTTTATTTAAGATAAAACTAAAGTCAGCAACAGTAGTTACTGAAAGTTTATTTGGTGTAAAATCATTAGAGCCACTAGATGTAAAGTTCTTTAGATAGTTTTTTACATCTGTGTTAATTATACCGTTACCCGTTACAGCACCAGTTTGTTCAGTAGGATGAATGTATACTTCATTACCTGGAGTTCCTGTAGCAAACCCTGTTAAATCATATAGTTTAACTACTGGATCTGCACCACCAGATACTCCCCCTTTAATAAGTAAAGCATACGCTTCATCTTCTGATCGTCTTATTGTGTGAATAAAGACATCATTAGAGTTAGCAGAGGTAATACCTTGGATCTCAGCTAGGTGCTCAGTACATGGTCTTTTCTCTAACCCACGTGAAATATGTGAGAAACCATTCTCCTGCCGTTGACCTTGAGTTGGCATACGTAAGGTCGCAGGTTGCTGAGATACTCCATTAACTAAACTAGGTACAGTTCCAGATATTAAAGGCATTATGCAGTTTCTACTGAGTCTACTAAGTTACGTCTAAGGTCATAGGATGAAGTGTGACTTCTATCAATAACTCTAAATACATCGTAGTTGTCGAATATATTGTAATCAGCTACATCACCTTCGTACTCAAGTAAAGTTTGCCACGCATACATCTCATCTTCTTGAAAGAATCTATGTAACTCACCTGACCCTACAACACGATCATGGAATATCCTAGCCGCACGTATTGCTATATATCTACGTGCAGGTTCAGGAAGAGAATCAAACGTAAGTTGTGTAATTAGATCAACTCTAACTTTAGTTCCAGCGGTAAACTTAGTTGTATTCTTTTTTCTATCGTACAACTTTCGATCACGTTCCACAATGTCTGTATCACCGCTTCTAACTAGAGATGTCGTGTCTACTCTTAGTATACTTGGGTCAACAACTATTTCATCACGTTGATTTGTTGTAAGTTCAACATCTAAGTCAGTGTTGAATATCCATCCTCTTGATTGAACTGCTCTTGACACATTATCAAGTATTTGACCTGCTATAGAGGCATCAGATAATCCAGCAAGGTCGTTTTCGTTTTGAATAGGTTGTTCACCAATACTGGTCAACATAGTATTAATAGCCTCTAATCTGGACGTTGGACTAAGACTCATGATACCTTTCTATATCTAGCTGTTTTTTGATATTTAGACATGTGTGGTCGTTTTGATTTATCAAAGCCTTCACCTGCCTTCTTACGTTGTTTAATGTTTTTAAACTGTGACCCATCTAAGATGATGTAAGACCAGTCAGATTTTAACTTGTCTTCAATAGCATTAAAGAATTGAATTCCATCGATACCTAGGTCTTTGAGAAGGAAATCTCTAAAACCTAAATTTACAAAATAGTTAAAATCATTTTCATACTCGTCTGGTGTGCCTAATAGGATCTCGTCAGCTACAGCATCCTTTTCTTCATCTGATAAACCTGAGTAATCAGAATAAGTTTCGGAATCTGTGTAATTTGTAAGTCCCTCTGAATCATCGAAATACATTTCTATTTCTTCTTCCTCAGTAAGAGGAACATCCCAATCATCACGAGCAGTGTCTGCTGTAAAATTCCATTTTAAAGTTTTTGGATTACCATTAGCATCTAGTTCTTGGTTAGCCCTTTTTTCTGCATACTCCATAACTCTTTGGAAAGCTGTTCCTGATCCAACATAAGCAGAATCTCTTACATCCTGTGGTATGTTCCAGTTTCCCGCTTCCCAACTTTCTTCAAAGTAATTTTCTTCAGGCCAATATGTAAAATTACCTAGATAATTAGGTCTTTCTTTTGGGCCAGCCGCTAGAATGTTTATTGATAAAGGATTTGTATCATCCCCAGGTTCATTATACATGTTTTTAGCCCCAGACATAAATCCAAGTATATTCCATACAGTCCAATAACCAATATCCCCTCTTACAATCATAGGATTTTTTACATCTAGGACTCCTGCATAATATTTAGGTGGAACTTGTTTTCCGTCTACCACTCCCGCAAACGGCATAAATCCAAGAGCAGATGTTCCCTGCCTACCCATTCTAGTACCAGTAGTAGAAGTAGCACCTTGCTTTCTCTTTAGTTCAAGCATTTGTATTTCTCTTTCTACTCCCTCTGGGTCAGGGAGGACAAAGCCTTCTTCACTTTCATCCCCTGCTTGCCTAAATCTAGCAGTAATATCTAAAACTTGTCCTGCACTACCGAAAAATGCTGCTCCAAACTCAGGTTGTGGAGAAAGACTCCATTTAGGATCTCTTTGTTGTTCAAATTGTCTAATAGCTTTTCCACCTTTTTGACCATGAAAGTATAACCTAGGTAACTGTGTTTTGAAATCTAGTACAGAAGATGGACCTTGTAAGTTTGGATGATCGGATAATAATGATGGAGATTCCAAATAAGTCCAAAGTTCTTCCTGATGTAAAGCCTCAATGTACTCAGGCAACACATCTATTCTATTTAGTTCTCTGTGGTCTTCAATGACTCCATATAATTGATTTTCATACATATCCTGATCAGACCCACGGAACAAGAAATCTGCTATCTCTCCTGCATTTTTCATAGCTAACTCAGGATTCCTTGTAGCATACACAGTTGCTAATGCCAATCTTCTATCAAACTCATATTTTTCTTGTGCTCCATATTGAAAATAAGGATCAGTAACAATACCAAGTGGTCCCGCAACTTTACGCATATAGAAGTTAAACATTCCACCTGCTCTACGTTGTAATGACTTTAGCAACCCTTCTGGTGCAGGTAGTCCTTTACTTTTTCCTAAAGAATAATCTGTAATATCACGTTGTCTCGGTACTCCTACTCTTTCAAAAACCTCCCTCCAATTTTCTTTAGGTGGGTCTGTAAATTGATAACCTATTTTTCTGACCCTTCTAAGGACTTCCTCTGCTCCTTGTCTTGTAAATGTAGGACTTTCAGCAGTCTTTGTAGGAGTTCGGTGCATCTCTTCTAGTATAGCCCTACTAGACGTTGCTTCTTTAGGTAATAATGGTTTTTTAGTTGGATCTTTTGGCATGATGAAAAAAAAGGGAGAACCCTAGTTAAAGAGTCCTCCCTATGCGGAGTTACATAATTGGATTAAACACTAAATAATCCAACCGAGCAAGCAGGTCTCAAGATGTTGTGACCCATGGCATATTTGGATACCATGAGTGTACCCTGCCTAGTGATTTGATACTCTGATTCAACAGACATATCCATCAACTTAGCAGTAGCAACTGCATCCTGAGTCATTACAAGTGCTCTGAGCTTCTGAGCAACCATTGAGGAAGCAAACTTAGTTGCTTGTCCTGCAATAGTGGATGAGGCTCCTTTTGGAACATCGTACACCGAGTTTCCTGCACTGGAAGGATTACCACGACCTGAACCAGCAGTATTCGCTAATGGAATAGGTGCATTGGTATTAGCTATTTCATCCTTATGAGCCGCAGGTCTACCAGCAATGGCAACAGTATCTGAGCCAGGAGTTACTTGGTAGTACAAGTTGGAAACCCAAGTGGTACCAGTGGTGTAGTAACCAAGGTGTTGGGTTACGTAGATAGGCATACCAAGAATGGTAGGTACCTGTCCAGTAGCAACACTTCCTCCACCTCCAACGTCACGGTTGAAGATAATGAGGTCATTCAAGTTACTGGTTCCTGAGACTTTGAACAAGTCATAGTACATGTCAACAGGCATGACAATGAAAGGTTCCCCAGGTACATTGGCATTATCCAATACCCTTCGTGCATCCATAATCGCCTGAACGATATACTTAGGATCACGTGCATCAGCGGCAGCGGCTGTATGACCAGTTACGTCACCAAAGGTTACGTTTCCAGTGTAATCTTCATCATCGAATGCAGTATGCTTCTGGATATTCAATCCACCAATAGTTGCATTCTCTGAAACAGCAGCTTTTGCCGCCATACGAAGGATGTTCTCATCGGCTACCTTTGCTAATGCAAATCCAGCTTCTTGAGTGTAGACGGAACGGATGTCATAGTGTGTCATCGCTTCGTCAATGTTGGGAATGAATTGTGCGTTGATGAGCAAATCATCAATCTCTACAATCCTTTCACCTTGTTTTGCGGCTGAAGGAACGATCTCAGCCCCCGGTGTGTGATAGGAAGCATCTCGGTACTTTCCTGTCATCGGAAATTGTGCAGACTTTCCTTTTGAGATAGTACGCACACGATGCAAAGGCATCATAATATTCTTTGACTGAAAAGCAGTAAGAACTTCACCTGCATACAGTTTTAGATATAGTCCTCTAACGTCCCCTGACGCATTATTTTGACCAGACCTATGTATCGCAGTATAATCTAACTCAGCCATAATAATCTCCTATTTAGGCTGTTACTACTTAACTAATGATGCTTGAAAGTTCACCAGAGTTATCCCACGCATGGGGCAATGATTACTATTTTTAGCTATTAGTCTAAAGCACAGTTGAGTTACTCAACATTTGTGCGACTGATGCCCTGTAAGCAGGGTCTTCAGCATACTTTGGATCTTTCATAGCCTGTGTAACTTGGGCTAAAGATTCAAATCTTGGTGCAGTTGATGGTGCAGATTCTCCTGTCATGAGTTTTGGAGGGATTCCCTCTTTATTCTGCATTCTCGCCATAAGACCTTGAACAGCAAACATCGCATTAGGATCAAGATTCTCAATTGAGTTATTGAAGGCATCTATTTCCCATTGTTCAAGATTGTCGTTGGCCCATCGTAACATACTTTCGTAGTTCTCTTGACCACCAACAGCATTATAAATGTTACTAATGTTTTGATCAGCAATTGCTTCTTGTCCTGCTAACCATGTATCCACTACATTGCTTGATATTCCTACTTCTTCTAAAGCATGATAAGCATCTTCGGATAGTCCCCCTGTTTCGTTGTACTCTTGTTGGAACACATCTATATCAAGCCCACGTTCATCCAGCATTTCTGCTACCTGGGGCACACTAGCATTTTGTATATTAGCTATTTGTTCTTGTGTGGCTTGTTCTTGTTCCTGTTGTTGTGCGACCTGGGTATACTGTTGTTCCAATTGGTTGTAAGCATTAACCAAGTCCTCTGGTGTACTGAATTTCTCAGGTAACCACTCTGGTTTAGTAGGAGTTTGTAAGGTTAGTTCTTCACCTACGTCATCTGGTTGTACACCGTTGTCAACCTTGGCAAGCATTTCATTAATATGCTCTGGTGAACCTGCTTGGTGTACACCTTCAGCTTGCCCTGTTTGTACTTCTTCCATATTATTGTTGTGTCATAGCATTTACCATCTCCTGAGTCATTTCAGGATTCTGGGCCATGCCCTCTGCCATACCTTTTACAACTCCAGGTGTTGCACCCTTAACAACATCTTGCATCATTTGCTGTTGCATCATCTGTTGTTGTTGTTCCATTTGAGCTTGTTGTTCTGCTTGTTTCTGCTCTGGTGTCTTGACAAGTCCACTTGTGTCGATACCAAGTGAAGCACCAAGCCTATCAATGTAATCATCAAGATTCAAGTTACTCATGATTGCCTCTGGTCCCAAAGGTTGAAGGAACTGTAGGAACTGAGATAACTTATTTAGATCCTGTCCACGACCAAGTGCTTCAATACCTGTGATAACTTGTGGTTTCACAATGCCCTTTGGAAACTTAGGCATCTTCTTTTGTTTAGTCAACTTCTCCATGAGGATGTTGATCAATGGTAACTGAAACTCTTGAGACAAGACAGAATACACACCACCTAATGCAGACTCTAGCTCTTGTGCCATGAACCTAACTTCTTCTGCTGTTACTCTTTCAGCATTACGCTGTACAGAAGAGTTTAAAAGAAAAGCAAATGATAGCCTATCTCTAATTTGTGTGATTGTGTCAAGAGCAATACGAAAGTCTTGGCTTTTCTCAAGTTGTAATGTAGATACATCATTTGCATCCCCTTGTACAATTGCACCACTTGGTGACTTAGCTAACGTATTAATTCTTGTGGTTCCATTGGGCCGAACCATAAACAATATTTTAGATGCAGCCGCTGATCCTTCTACAATTGCTTGTGTAAGAGCTTCAAGGGAGCGTAAGTCTCCCAGATACTCCTCCACGAGACCACGACCATAAGATTCTCCGTCAACTCGACTGAACCTAAGTGGTATAAATGGGTTCTTATCTTTGGGGTATTTACCATAACTGTCTGGTATTGGTACATTTTGTATTTCCTGATGTACGTGCCAATGTTTACCTTTGTCACAAATGTAGGTGTAAAGGTCGTATGGTTTGTGTGGTGTCTCTGGTGCATCCTCAGAGGGTTCAGGTAGACCAAGAGTCTTACGTGCTTCCTCTGTTAAAGTCTTTGCATTCAGAGATTCTTTTGTAATGATATACAACACGTTGCCCATGGGATCACGCTTGACAACATAACGATCCAAGTGGAACACACGCATCTGTCCTTCGTCTGGGACATAGAGTAGCACGTTACCTGTGACAATCAAGTGTTTAATTGCTTCAAACACAGGTACACGATAGGCTTCGCCTTCAATCATCTGAAGGGTAGCACGTTCAATCTTTGCTAACCCCTCTTCCACTGGTCCCCTTTGCTCTGGACCTACTAGATTCTCTATATCAAAGTCATCAATAGTTAATCTAAAGAAAGGAGAGTTTGGAGGAAGTAGGGTTAGTAGTAGTTTGGATGCTAAGTGGTTGACCCCACGAGCACCAACTGACTGATATGGTGTAGGGTAGTCTGTAGAATAAGTGCTACCTTCGTCCCTAATGAGCATAGGGATTGTCAAATCAGAACATTCCCTTGCTCTAGTTAGATATGTTTCACGCTCACCATAGCAGTTTTGATACATACTAGCAATGGTTGACTCATTACTATATTCCATATTATCTTGAAGCTATTCTAAGA